GTCTTTACTGAAGATGATTTAGTATATGCTACGACTGCCGCCTTACCAGGTAAAACAATTGCGACAAAGGATGTTCCGTATAATGGATTCTCTTTCCGGATCCCTGGTACTGTTTCATATACTAATAGTGACTCTTATACAATTGATTTTTATTGCGATGCAACAACAAACGCTCGCGTAGCCATGGAGAACTGGATAACTGAAACCTATAATGATGAAACTACTACAGGTGACGGTATCCTTCATAATAATAGTACTATTACATTGGTTCAATTAAATACTAAGTTCGAACCAATGCGTACATATAAACTTCACGGTGTCTTCCCTGTTGACTGTGGTGAAATTGCTTATACGATGTCTGGAGATGGAGAAGTTGCTACAGTTACTGTAGCTATGGCATATCAATTCTTCAGGAGAGATCCTGCCATACGTGGTACTGTTAATGCTATTGGTAAATTAGCAGGCGCTGTATTAGGTTAATTGCCTTAAATATTTACATGGCAATTCTAGAGCCTTCTGGAGCATTTAATCTTAGACAACAGTTCTATGAACTATTAACAGATTTTGCAACGTTCCCTGCTTCGCAAAATTTCTTTCTAGTTAATATTAAAGATGTACCTGGAGGACCGCTCTCCGAGAGTGGTGTTATAACAGAACGAAACGTACGTGACTTAGGAATACGAACTAATTCAAACGTGAGCCCATTTGGATTAGATATAGCAAAAAATACAATTTTTAAAAAATACTTTAATGGTTATATGTTTTTAGCAACTGGTGTTGATCTTACTACAGAAACTACAAGTGTAAATAATAAAGGCAAGCTAATTAATGGATTACTACCAGTTGGTCCGTTTATGGAAAGTAGAGATTATCCTGATAATGACTTAGATATACAATTCTCTGAAACTAATATAAGTATTATTGATACTATATTTAGATCGTGGATTCAATTATATAGTGTATATGGTAATATGAGCGATAAACCACTATCAACAGATGTTACAATATATTTTATATCAAAACAAAAACCCGGTCTTAAGGACAGCCCGATTTCAACTAGCCCGATCGGGCCCGGGCATTCTACTTGGGATGCTGCTATTGAAGCTTCTGAAGGAACATCACAATTTGTTTCAAGACCTGGATATGATACAACCCCAGTAGTTACAAAAATTTATTCGTATAAAGATTGTATCCCATATATAATAAAATCAGCAAATATTGGACAATATGATGGAGACGTACAATTAGGATCTGTAGCTGTTGGTTGGCGTTTTTCTAGGTATGATGTCCGTATACCAGTGTATAGTAATCCAAATCCGCCAAGCTCGTCAGGTAGACCAGAATTTGACGATGGGTCTGAGAGTTTTGGCGGTGTGGACTTTAATGCATTTACGGAAGGTAATGTTGGAAATCAAGAAGAAATGGAAAGAACAGATAAAATAATTAAAAAACAGGAAAGAGAATTCTGGAAGGACGATCAAGGTAATTTGATGAATACTGAAGAATACTGGAAAAATAGGTCCACCGCTCTACAGAAAAATCTCGCCGGCGTGCAAAGAAAAGAGGATGCAGAGTTTGCTGCTCAGATGAATAGAGTACAAGAACCATTCTCAGAGCTTGAACCTGTATCTCATACCGGACCGCGTCGAGAAGAGCATCCAATCGATACCGGGTTAGATCTAATTGATCCGGATTATCCGGGACATCCATACGGTGGTATCGCAAAAAGAAATGCTTTTGATCTACAAGAACCCGCCCCAAATCTAAAGCCGTCTCATCCTAATGAACCACCACAACCAGATAAATCAGATTTAAATTCTCTAAAAAATATAGATACATATCCAATAGAGTCACTTGTTCCGCCGCTCCTTCAAGAAGGTTTACGAGATGAGGTCGACGATTCTGAAAATATAACGACCACTCATTGGACTGGTATCGGTGTCGAGCCTCCAACCGGAACTGATGATCCTCCAAAATCGTTTGTCCCGGCGAATATTCAAAAGGGTCTACGAACAGGAAAGGATCCTGAAGAAGATGAAGATCCTGGTCCGTAAATATGATAAGTTACAATGACGTAATAAAGATCTCTAAGCTTTATCGAGATAAACAATATGACCAAATATTACAATTTATTGATAAAAAACTCCCTAGTGAAAATATTATAGATTTTTTTAAACAATGTATAAGTGAAAGATTTATAGATGATAGCGATTGTATAAAATTACAAATAAAGAAAAAGGAATTAATAGTTTTTAAAAAAGACTTTCTTACAAATTTACCCTCAATTGAACAAACTACATATAATATTGATAACTATCATATTACAATAGGATATCCGACCATATCATTAATCCTACCTGCATCATGTATTAAGAAAATTCAACATGAAAATACAATATTAGATATTAATACGTCTGATTATAATAATATACCTCTTTCATTAGTTAAAAAATGTATGCCATATATTAAAAAATATATACATAAATTAAACAATACCTACATTTATTATGTAAGCAAAAAGTACAATAGTAGATTTATATATAGTAAAGAAGTAATTATTCATATAATATACTTGTGCTTTGTTCAAAATTATGATCATTTATTAGAACAACAATTATTACTTATGAAGCAATATAATTTTACATATCAAGATTTTAACTACACATCATATAATAGTATCCGTGATTATTTAAAAATAATTAAAAAAACAATGAATAGACATGAACAGCTTACTTAATAAATTTCAAGAAATATGTACAAGCAAAATTACTTTACCGGACGGTGGAGAAATTACAATTAATAAATTAAACGTTGAATTTCAATCCGCATTACATACACAAGTAGAGCAAAGTGAAAATGATTATATTGCTGTTTTACGCTACATTCTTTATATAAATGAACACATATGTTCATTATATAGAGATTATAATTTTACATATAAAGATAAATTATACATTCTTAATTATTGGCTATCTGATGTCGAAGCTGAATTTGATGAAGAATTAAAACTTAATGTAATAGATACACTTGATAAAACAGAAATTGAATTACAACTTAACGATACACTTGTAACCATACAATTTAAACAATCTAATGTTTTACATGAAAACAAAATATTACAATTTCTATTAGATCAACCAATAGCTAAAACAGGACGTATGTCTATTATATTTTTTGATATGTTTCGTTTTATTCATTCTATCAAGATAGGAGAACAAGCATTCTTAATCGAGAATGTATCTATAGAAGATTTTTTTAAATTATTCGAACTTCTTAGTATAAATCACCTTCAACAAATAACAAAAAAATTATCAGAAGTATTACAAGATATTAATCTTATAAGAGAACAAGAGGCTGATATAACTTCTTTTTATTGATTTCTTAATTAAATAATTACATCATATGGATGATGTATCGTTTAGTAGACTTGTTGAAGCTGTTGCAAACCAGGCGAAGGCTTTAGGCACCTTTGTAGAAAGTCAGGGAAGCATTAATTCTTCTTTAACTGACAAAATAGATAAGATGGCCGGTGATGCGATCCCGAAAAAAACCATAAATGACTTAGATACTAAAATTGGCAATCTCGGTAAAGCTGCATCAAAAACTGAAGAAGTGCTAGGTAAACTAAATGAAACATTAGGTGGTGTATCTGAAGCAATAAAAAAGACCAATAAATTAACTGCTAGTCAAACTAGAATGTTAGAAAAGATGGACCCAGGGAGTCGCCGCCTTAAAGGGGACACTTATGATAATACAGGAAGATCAGAACAAAGAATAACAAGAGCTATTAATAAAATGGGAGGAAGTTGGTTAGTACGAAATCCAATTAAATCAGCCATTGGCGGAGCACTTGCTTTTAAACCAATGAGGTCGTTATGGGATAATAAACTTCTATTAAGCTTGATCGCTGGCGGTGGTATGATGAATCCTGATACTCTAAGACAAATGCTCGCCGGTGCGAATCTGCAAAAACTCGCGTTTGGACCGGAAGGTGGAAAAGGGTTTAGCGCTCCAACAGATTGGATGTTAGATAATCCCTGGACAACAGCTGGGATCGGAGCTGGTGCTTATCTTGGAAGAAAACCGTTATGGGCAGGAGCAAAACTTGCTGGTAGAGGAGCATTATGGGGCGGTGGAAAAGCATTAGGCGCTGCAAAATGGGCTTACGGTGGTGGAATGGGATCGGCAATAAATAGAGGTAGTACTTTAGCTGGTGGTAGATTTGCAGGAGTGATCGGTGCTAGATCTTGGTTAAATAGAGGCGCTCAACGTTTTGGTGGAGCAGTCGCCGCCGGTATCCGACCGAATATCCCGCGCGTTCCAACTGTACCAGGTACATCATCAGCTGATTCATTTCGACGCCTTTGGAATGCCATTAAAAAAGATCCAAAATTCGGTAGAGTAGGTAAGCGATCATTTGTCATAGCTGCTAAGGATGCTATTAGAAACGGCGCTAGTAGAGGCGTAGCCAAGCGCGCAGCCGCATTAATAGCAGCTCGAGCTATTCAAGGTATTGGTATTGCTGCTGGAACAGGAGGAGCCGGCGCCCCAATAACAATTGGATTATGGGCATATACAATATATCAAATTGCTGATATGTTGTTAGCTGATGTCATTGAAGATTGGTTTACTGATACACAAATCGAACGTGAACTTGCAGCCCAAACTAAACTGAAACAAGGAGCTTTAAAAAGTAAACAAGCTGGTCTTATAGTAAAAGACCCAGAAACCGGACTATTTCTTGATGCAAAGCAATTTATCGCCGCGAATCCAAAAACTATAAATGCCAAGCGCACCGGGAACATGGCTGGACACACCGGCCTATCGGGAATGCTCGCCCAGAAGTCGTCACTCACTGCAGACCAAATAAGAAGAAATGCACAAATAGCGAGCTATACGAGAGTATTAAAAGACGATGATGTCCGGCTGATAACGCGAGATAATCAAGAAAAACATAGAATGATTAATAAGATTTTACACTTAAGTGATGGTAAAGAATTTATTGGAAGAGTATGGACAGAGAATGAATTATATGATAATGCAACTCTTCCGGAATTGAATAATTTATATAGCCAGGTGGTCTTGCCAAGAGCTAAAAGTGATAATGCTAAAAAAGCAAGAAAAACGGAAGGAAGTGACTCTCGTGGCACGGCTATGAAATATGAAGGCGGGTCGGCTGTGGTAGAGGGATCAAGAGCATGGATTGCTCCTGCTGAGGAAGCAAGACGAGCTGCAGAAGAAATGGGAATGGATATGGACAAAATCAAAGAAGGCGCCGCGGCCGCTAAACTGAAAGCAGAAGAGGGTGATTGGGTCGCTGGAGGTTTTGGAGCTGGAAAAGGAGGAGAAACTCCAAAAGAGTTTTACGAAACTGCTATTAAAGCTCAAATTACATCTAACACAGAGGGTCAAAAAAATATCTTGAGCGAGCAACAAATAACTAATGAAATTTTGCGGAAGATGGAGGAATACAAGGGAACTCCAGCATCCGGTCCTGCGGCAATGATAATTTTAGATAACGCCGACCCGGTGAACAAAAGTTTTGAGGGTGGTAGACAAAATAGAAAAAATGGATGGGCGCCGGGGTATGCGCCTAAAGGAAATATTTAGGAAAATAATTATGGGAGCAAACGATATATTATATAAATTTGTACAACCTACACCTAATAAACCGACAGGTGATACAGGTGGTGCTACTGAATTAATACAAAGCGTTATACAACAAAACCAAACTGGAGAGTACGCAGCAAAAGTACCAGTCCCATCACCGGGTGTAACGAGAGATATTAATATAGTTAAACAATTCCGGTGGACAAAATCAGCACTAACTTCTATCACTGTAGAAAATACTCCAACGATTACTTTAAGAGAAATGCAAGTAGTATCTCCTGCGTTTTTTCATAACATGACAACTATGTTAAATCAAATTGTTGGAAAGAACGGTATAGTTCCTATGACAAATAATGCTTTAAGAAGTCTAACAGATCAATCAGCAACATCAGACTCAACTGCCTTAGAAAATAATTTACACGCTGTAACTAATCACGCCGAAAGAGTAGCAGCATTAAGTCTAGACGTACCATCTCCACAACCAAAAGCTAATCTTATTACAAATTTTATATCTAGTAATCAATTCCTTGAATTCACTGGTAATCTACAAGAGAATATGAAGACCTTAAAAAAAGAATTTGAAAAATTTAAATTCGGGGCACTAAATAATACATTATGGAATTGGGCTGATTACTTAAAAGAATATGAAAATATTTATGGTGTAAATCCAACAAACTTTTTATATCGATTACCGTATCTTGAAGATAATTACAAACAAATATCTAATTCATGGGGCAACGATACTGGTGGAATGGTTACACAAACGATTTCTAAAATAGGTGATTTATTAAAATTAGCGTCACCAGCAGTAGGTGTCGACTTAGCAAAATCATATAATTATCCTGATTCAGGACCGAGTCATGATGTTAACTTCTTTCTCGATAATACTGTAATAGATGGTGTTTCACATGCTGAAAAAAATTATAGATTGATATATTTACTTATTTACTTTTATATCAAAACTTACCAAACCGAATTAATCATTCTGCAATAACACCTCCTGTTATATATCAATCATCGCTGCCAGGTGTCTTTAGTTATAGATGGAGCTATTTAAGTAAATTAATTGTTAATTTTATAGGTACAAGGAGACCGAGAAAAATGATCGTCGGTGAAGGCGCTCGACTGAGTACTGTTATTATGCCAGAAGGATTTGAAGTACAATTAACAATAACTAGCCTTATACCTGAGACTAAAAATTTAATGTACGATAGTATTGATAGTCCGGTTACATCTGATATATATACTTCCTCGGAAGCAAAACGTAAAGATTACAACAAATCGCATGTGCCGGTGATGGGAACTGATGTTGAACCATACTATGAAGATATTCCAGACGACCCTAATTTTGGCTGGAAGGGTCCGACCAAATAATTAATTATTATGATTACAGACTTACAATCAACACGCGATAAAGTAAAAGGATTATTTCCAATATTAGAAACTCAATATGAAAACATCTTTAACATGGCAAAAGCAGATGAGTATTTTTTTTATAATATTATAAAGAAAATTTCATTTCCAGATGATATTGGGGAAGATATATATTTTGAAAAATTTATAACATCAAACATGCCGTGGACAACATTTGCGCATACAGTATATGGTACTCAAGATCTATGGTGGTTAATATGTTGTACTAATAAAATACAAAACCCAACAGACAATCCAGTCGTAGGTAAAGTGTATAAATTAATAAGACCGGATTTAGTTAGTAGAATATTAGCTGAAATTAATCAACAATTAAGACAATGACACCAGCTGTATCTACTATATTATCAGAAAGTAAATCAGAAAGTACGTTTGTTATAAATGCAAATGGTACAGATTTCTTTGTATCAATAAGATTTATAAACGATACAGGTCAAACGAAAACCATTAATAAAACTGAATTTAGTAAAATTGTATTTGAATCCGTGTATACGACTCCATTTGTTATAGGTCATTTACAATTAATAGAACACGAACAACAAAATAAGCTAAAACCAGCGCTTGGCAATCATGCTATAAATACAAACTATGATACAACTGGGACTGGTGGAGAGTTTATACATATTCGTATAAAACAACAAATAAATGCTGTAAGAACTGACCAACTTGTAATATTAAATAAAACCTTTATTGTAAAAAGAATTACAGAATCTATGACAGGTAATACACCGATGTTAAATTACTATTTTGCAGATGTAGAATTCGGATCATTATATTATAATAGAATGCCATGGTCAACGAGTAATCAAACAAATTCATCGCAATTAAGTGATGTTGATAAGCAAGTATATGTTAGTGATGCAATATTAGATTTATTAGTTACTTTTTGTAGTAAGGACAAAAATGATACTGATAGTATTATTAATAAAAATAAATGGGATGATAGTATATCAAAAACTACATACTCATTACAGATGAATCAAGCGCCGATTGACGCATTAAGTGAGTTAATGTCCAAATATGTTTCAAAAGATCATAATGATATGGGACTATTATACCGCCATGCCGGTAAATTTAAATTATTATCATTAACTAATATTTTTAAAAATGAAAGTATGCCTACTGCTGCTATAAAAATAGAAATTAACGATAATAGATCTTATTATACAAGCAGTCAAACCGCATCATATTTTAGTAACAAATATCAATTAATACCGGTGCATATTTCTAAAGTACAATTTTATCCAAAAAACCCTGATGCAGCTGTTGATGAAATAGTAAATCATTCTATAGCGTCTTATAATACAAAAAATAAATCATTTAAACTTTATAATAATCATGGATCAGTTCATAATTTAAAGAAAACTTTTAATGATACTATTTCATACTACCCATATGGAGAAACGAGAGAAGCTAATATAGAAAAAAATAATATAACAATAGCAAATAAAAATCAACGAATGGTATATGAAAACTCTAATAATTCAGAATTTTTAGGTAAAATTAGTTTACAATCAAAATTAATTCAATCAGCTGATAGAGTATCATTCACTATACCAGGTAACCTCTTTCCCTCTAGCGGGAAATTTATAGGAATAGAATTAGGTGGAATTCCAGCTAATGATTTTATGAGAAGAGTATCTGGACTTTGGTTTATATTACAAAATACAACTACATTAACTGTTAACGGTGGGTTTAATACATTTTTAGTTTGTAGTCAATTAGACAAAGAAAAAGCATGAGCGCAGTACCTTTAAAAACAGGAATACCAGCTATAGTAGATAGTAATCTTACTACCTCTGTAGATTTTCATATTGCCTTTACAAATTATAGTTCTATCTTACAATCATATATTAATTTTCTCGCTTTATCGAAACACTATGATAGTATAAAATATGAAGCTGATCCAATAACTGCAGAAGCTGATTTCTGGGAAGGTATAGCAACATCTAGTTTGAATTTACAACAATTTGCAAAAAACCCTAAAACAACAAAATATATAAAAAAGATCGAGATTGAAGTACCAAAAGGCGATGCACTTAAAGTGGATAATAATGGTAATCCTATTTTAACATTTAAAAAAGGACAATTAACAGCTACTACCGTACAAGGTAAAGAAATACCTATAACAAAAGACACAACAGCTGATGTAAATAAACAAATAAGTCAAATTAGTACAGGATTTGATCTCGCTGCTTCTGATAAAGGTGGAGAATTTGTTGCATGGTGGTTAGATAAATTTCGTAAAGCTCATCGTGAAGTAAAGACAATATTAAAAGAAAGACTTAATATAGAAGATACAATTCTTCAAACTACATCAGAAAGTGTTGGATTATTATTTACTCAATATCTTCTACCTCAACGTAGAGATACACATTACGCCGATGAACTATTCACCCTACCGGGTGAAGATCCTGTGTCTCTTTTTTCATATAATAGTATTATAGATGATAAATTGGAAGTAGATACTCGTAAAAATATCTTAGGGTTAAGTAAAAGAGCTGAAGCTATATTTGGTCGTAACATGCAACAAGTTATTAATTCCGGAAGCTCAGCAAGAGATGCACATGGTGAAAATTTAGTTACTGATCATTTTCATAATGAGCGCTTAGGAGCCGTTCATGAAAATATTATGACAGAGATTGGAAGAATATTAGGCGGATCATATAAGTTATTGTACTGGATGACCGGTAACAAGATAGCAAACAGGCAATTTGCTGCACCAGGTGTATATACTGTTGTTATAGAAAACTCCATACAAACTGTAGATAATTTAATGAGAGAAATTGAAACTTCAGATCGAAGATTTACTATGGATAGTATTAAGGCGTAGACTCTATTTTATCTACGTCACCAACTTTTGTATCTACATTAATTATTTTTGAATCTTTCAATAAACGATCAAGAACTTCTTCTCTACTTAACATTAATGCATGTTGCTGATCAGCGTCTTGAAGTTCTTTTCTAGAATCTATATCCAATTGTTTTGCTTTTAGAGTTGTATTTGACCTTTTGTCTTGTACTACTAATTTGTTTAATGTTTCTATGGCGCCTGTAGACGCTTTAATAAGTTCAGCAAGCGAAGAAACATTCTCTGCTTCAGGCATATGATGAACTACCTCTTTCATATTATCTATTAATTCTAAAGAATCTTCAATTAATTTTGATGATTTTTGAATAATAAAATCTTCAACCTCGTCTTTAGAAATATTAAATTTCTCTGATTGTTGTACTAACTGCTTACTAGCTTTTGGTACAGTTTTTAATTGTGATATTAAATCATCTGGATTAAAGTCATCCATAAAAGTATTTACTTGAAAAATCTAAATTATATACTATATTCATTGTATGGACAATTTTGAACCATTACAATACCAATCATTATCATCTATTCGTTCATTTGTTAACACAAATATATCCCTCTGTGATAAAGAGATTGAACTTAAAGTGGTAAAAACACACCCGGATGCTAAATTGCCACACAGGGCTCATGATAATGATTCCGGGTATGATGTGTATAGTGTGGAAGAAGTTGTTGTACCAGCTCGTGGCTCTGTAGTAGTACCTGTAGGTTTAACGTTGGCCTATATCACACCTGGCTATTGGTTTAGAGTAGAACCAAGAAGCGGGTGAGGAGTTAAACATAATCTCCAACCTCATTTAGGTATTATTGATAATGGATATAGAGGTGATCTAGGTGTTAAGTTATATAATTTTAGCGACACAAATATAACCTTAATAAGAGGCAGCAGAGTTGCTCAATTAGTATTATATCCTCATATTACGGCAACAATTTCTCAAACAGATAAAATTGATGACACTGAGCGAGGTGAAGATGGGTTTGGATCTACTGGATGACAATTTCTGATATCTGGTGTGAAAAGTATCGACCGAGTACTTTAAATGAAATAGTCTTAGATGAAAGTACTAAGACTTATTTTAATAAAGTACAAACAGAACAAAATATACCTAATGTTTTATTTGTAGGTAAGCCCGGTATAGGTAAAACTTCTTTAGCTAAAATTATTGTAAAGGATATTCTTAAATGCCAATATTTGTATATAAACGCATCAGATGAAAACGGAATAGATACAATCCGTACAAAAGTTTTAAACTTCGCGCAGACAAAGAGTCTCTTTGGGCAAATTAAGGTTATAATACTTGACGAGTGTGATGGATTATCTATTGATGCCCAAAAAGCGCTACGCAATTCGATAGAAGAATATCACGACTTAACAAGATTTGTTCTTACTGCAAATTACAAACATAAAATTATCCCAGCTTTACAAAGTAGATGTCAAGTATTTGATATTAGTTGTGATAAAAATGAATATATTACTCAGCTTATTACTATTGTAAAAGCTGAAGAAATGAAAATAAATAAAGAGCACTTTACTAAAATTATAGATAATTGTTATCCAGATTTCCGTAAAGGTATTAACGCGCTTCAAAAATATCATCTTTCAGGTGGAAAGGAAATTAATAATAACTTTACAAATGATTTTTTTAATGGGCTAATAGAATTATTAAAGCAAAAGAAATATTTTTTAATTCGCAACCAAATTATTGAAAATGAATCATTGTTTAATAATGATTACGATGAATTATTCAAACGTTTGTTTGATTATATGTATGTAAACCTCATGCCTGAAGAAACAAAAAGAGACTGTCTAATTACAGTCTCTAAATACTTTTATCAGAATAGTCAGTGTATAGATCAAGAGATCAACTTCTATTCCTGTATACTTGATTTACAAATTTGAGGATTGCATATAATCTGCAGTCCCTAGCTTATAATTACCATCAGGTACTTTAGTTTGCTGACCTAAATCAACTACTTTATCTTCTACATCTTTAGGCTTTAAGTCAACCTCTCCTTGATCACCCTGAACTGGACGTGTTCCTCGTGCCTCAGCCCATGACATATCAAACTCAAGAAGATCTACTGGGAGACTTAACGTATGTGAGAAAAAGCCAGGATTAACTTCAACAACTATATCAGCGACACTCCAAGTAGTAGGATCTGTAGATGCAGGTTGATTAGCACTTCTTACATCGAAAGCTTCTCGTTTAGTTGTAGAAAGCATAATATATTTACCTTGTTCAACTAAAGTTAAAATCTCTTGTACGTAATTTTTACGAGCCTCGTCTAACCCTTTATACCAATCAGATGATTTTAAATTACTCTTTAACTTAACATAATCTCCAGCAACCGGACCTGGTTTAGTAAACTGACCAATTTGTTCTTCAAATAATGTATCGAACGTACTCATTTCAATTATTTATTGTTTTAAGCACTTATAAATTAAATAATTATACATGGCTATTAACTTAGATATTTTAAAAAATGTAAAAAATACGGATAGCTATCGTCAATTTACTTATGCGGATTTGAGTTTAGACGTAGAACTTAATAGCCATGTACCAACTACACCAGTAGGTATTAGATTAAATGCAGCGGATCTTAAGCTAAGTTATGATGAATCTGCTATTAAAAATTCTATACGGAACATTTTTAATACCAAAAAAGGCCAAAAAATTCTAAATCCAACATTTGGTTTAGATTTAGAAATGTTTTTATTTGATAATATTTCGCGAGAAAACGCAGATATTATCGGTAAAACAATATATGAAGAATTAGGTACACATGAACCTCGTATAACAGTAGATTCAGTTAACGTTGTCGCTAGACCTGATGATAACGAATATGAGATCAGTATCACTATTATTATACCTTCATTAAATAATAAATATGCAACTGCAACAGGAATTTTAACAGAAGCGGAATTTAACTATAATTAATTATGAGTCAACACACAACCAGATCTAATTTAACGGAATTTAATTTACCGACAAATGCATATACAGGGTTTGATGCCCAGAGTATGCGCGATCTAATTATTAGTCGTCTTAACAACGATAAGACTATTAACTTTACAGATCAAAATTTTGAAGGTAGTAACATCTCCGCACTCATAGATATAATTGCATACTCATATCATACATTATTATTTTATTTAAATCAAACAAGTGCTGAGAGTAATTTTGCGGATGCAGAACTATATGAAAATATAAATCGAATAGTAAAACTAATAGGATATAAACCGATCGGCAAACAATCATGCATTTTACCGATAAACGTATCCGCAAAAGCTGCTTTAAGTATCGGATATTATACTATACCAAAATTCGCCTTTGTGACTGGTGGAGGTCAAACATTCTCACTAGTTCAAGACTTAACATTCGAAAAATTAACTAGTACTGCTGAAGTAGTTAAATCTATTGACAATTCACTAGCATATGAAGGTACTATAGAGGAGTATCCAATATTATTCCCAATAGGAGAAAAATTCGAAACTATAAATCTTTTACCTGGGGATAATACGATTATAGATCATTTTAATATTTTTGTTTTTGTAAAAGAAGTAAATGAAGAAAATAAATGGCATCAATGGAATAGAATACCTAGTTTATTTTTATCAAAACCAAATGATAGACATTTTGAAGTTACTTATAATGAAAATAAAAAATATGAAATTAAATTCGGTAATAGTGTAAATGGGACAAAATTAAACCTAGGAGATTCAATTGCAATATACTATTTAAAATCTTCAGGTACTAGAGGAAAAGTTTCAAGTAATACATTGAATGCAACTTCATTAAATGTTTATAATACTACTCAATATGATCAAATCTTTACAGATATAAAAGATACGTCACTTAACTATATAACTATAGAAAATGCAACAGGTATTACACTTAGTAATACAGAGGATAGTACTGAATTTGGCGTTGAAGAAACTACAGCAGAAATTAAACAAAACGCTCCAAGATTTTTTAGTTCAGAATATAGATTAACTACAAAAGCAGATTATAAGACTTTTATAGATCGTAATTATAAAAATCTTATATATGATGTTACTGTACTGAATAATAGTGATTATGTAAATGATTATTTAAAATATATTAATAATGATCTAGGATTAACTGATTTTACGCAAGACACAAATGCACTATTTAACCAGTATTATTACGCTGATAGCGCTGATGCTAATAATATATATTTAAGCATTGTTCCGAAGTTACGAAAAAATAAATCTGTTGTAACTCGATCTAATTACCTACCGAACTCATTAAAAGAAAAAATTCAAAATGAAATTGAAAATTATAAACTATTGAACAGTGAGATTTCTTTTATTGATCCAGTATATTTAAATATAGATTTATCATTTAAAGCATCAGGAGAGCCTAAAAAAGTATCATACAAGGACACTACAGAGTTACAATTAGTAAGAGAAGCAAGATCATTAGTGAATGAAGAGGATTTAAAATCAAAAGTATTTAATGTAATTAATACCTATATCAAACAGCTTAAACTTGGTGATACAATAAATGTAAGAGACATGAACAATGATATTGAAGGTATTAAAGGAATAGTTGAATTTAATACAGTTCGAACTGATATAACACCAAATATTAAAATACCAGGATTATCATTATGTGTATATAACCCTGTATATAACGGAAAAGATATAAAGTTTATTGACACGAGTTTAAAATTAAAACCATATCAAATTCCGTATATAGAAAGCGAGGCTGAATTTAAGAGTAAAATTACAGTTACAAGTGTTATAAAGAGTAAAGCTATAGTCGAATATTAATGAGTACAACAACAACAAGTAGTAACTGCCCTAAGACCTTACCAGTACCCTTTACGGTTACCGTAAATACATCTGGTTCTACTCCTACAGCAGTTACAAATGTTCATTCTCTATCTAATACTCACGCTGGATTTACACGTATATCAAAATTTACATTAACACCTTTAATATCTGCTGGCGATCCATCTATTGAAGATGTCTTCCCTCACGGGATATCTAATAGTATTGCTAGGTGGGATTTTGGTGACGGTTATACATTAAGCGGTACTGACGCATTTACTGCAGAACATATATATAATGTTCCTGGAATATATACAGTAGCAGTATTTTTATATGACAAAGATAGTAATGCATATAAAACAACCTTTACAGAAACAATATCAGTATATAATTATACAAATACACACCTCTCAGTAGATACTCCAAATATAACAGTCGAAGATGGGCAGATGGCGAGAATTGTAACAGCTGGCCAAAAAAAGACCTTTAATTTAAGTGTTTCCGCCTCTTGGCAAGATATACTAGACCCAGACGATAAACAAACAATATTCTTTACCTCTAGCGGTAGCAAAGCAAAACCATATGATTTTAATAATAAATATGCTCATTTAGTTCCATATAATGCTTTTTACGACGATGAAAATAATATAATTAACAATGTTAACGGTTTAAATATATCTCTCACTCCGCGTTATTTCTACGTTAATACAGATAATACTATTAAAGAATCACTCGCAGAAAATATAACGATTAATAAAGCCGTTTTATTATATTCGAGTACTAATAAAATTAATACATTTAGCGATACAATTATTACTATCCCTTACCCTGTTAAATTTAGTTACTTTGACGATATACCAACTGACCAAGTAAATTTATTAATCAGATTAAACACAAGTCGTCATAGACTAAAAAGCTTTTACGTAGACAACATTACCGTTGACATCAATAATAGTAATACAAATTTCTTAGAAACAGATATAGCACGACCGATAGTTAAAGATAAATCTACTATTAATATACAACTAGGTGAGCGGATCGGAGTACCTGTGCAAGTAATAACACCATTTACAAGTCGATTATCTTTCACATCTACTGGCATGAAAGAAATGTCAAGTATACAATATAAAAGACAAGGTGATAAATTTCAAGTATTCATTGCGCTAGGGGATGATAAATTAAACATAGGAAAATATTACTCACCGTTTTTCCATGAACCGATCGGTAATTTTATAACTTTAATTAATGGTGATTTTTCGTCACCACTATCAGGAACATATGCAGATCCATCAATTTGGACTACTGACAGTCACGACGGATGGACGTATGGTGATCCTGCTGTAGATGGCGGAATAGGAGATAGTGCGACTCCTTCTAATAATAATTCAGGATGGACATGGAATAGCGGATATGCTCAACATGTTAACACATTAAACGCAGCCGAGAGCGCTGATAATTTATACCAAGATATAAATGCAACTCTTGGAAATGAGTATAAAATTACTTTAACTATATCTGGTTATGGAGCAGGCCATATAAGAGTATTTCTTGGTACTAGTGACCCCACACCACCATACCATCAAGACGGAATAACGGGAAATGGAACTCATATTATACTTGTTGATGCAGATAATAATAAACCGGAACGACTATACATACAAGCAAGTCATGATTTTGTAGGTAAAGTAGATGATATTGCACTAGATCTTCGGCAATTTTATGCTAACTGGAGCGACGGTACTACTACAACAACAAGTAATATAAGTAGTTTATGTACTACTAACTTACCATTTAATACAACATCAAATAAAACAGAATTAAGTAGTTTTTTATATCTTAATATTGATCCACTCAGCGCTGGAACATGGACATTAAATATAACTGGAAGATTAGATTCATTTATAAATAATCCTGCGATAGCTGTTGGTCAAATAATTGATTACGATCCTGATGGACCACTAGGCCCGGTATCAATAGGTATTGGTGCTACAGTTCCTCCCGGAGTTATAGCTTATAATCTAATTACAGGTTCTTATACTTTTACAGTATTTCCATCTACTAATGATGCTGAAATATATAAAATTAATGAAGATGTAGATTATTCACAAGTACTTAAAAGTTATAGATTTCAATCTTTACTACATGAATATGATAACTTGTTTGATGGTGTATTTACATCATTTGTCGGTGAAGCAAGCTCGAGCCCTACAACATTTGGTAAAACGATATTTGAAAAGATTGCCAACTTTACTATGAATAATAGTGATGTTGATTTTTGTAAAATTGAAAATTTAGAAACATTTTATGAATTTTTTAATGAAGATATAGATCTTTCGTTACCGGATCCACCACCGGAGTTAAAAAGACTATATAATTTATTCAGTGTAAAGATCACCAAACTGCTAGGAGATTATAACAGGTTTGATAAAAATTTCGATACACAGTTTTATACTTCATCAGCGGCGAGTAGAAATATTGACTTTAATAATCCAATTACTTCACTAACATATGAAATAACTGCAGGTGAGAGTTTTGTTGCTAAACAAAAATTTAACGAGGAATATATTTTAATTAAACCACAAAAAGTTCCTACAATAAGAATAGATGGATCTTCTTCTGGAATATCGACTAAATATCCACTCTCTGCATATAATGAATATAATAATTGGGGATGGACTTTAGATACAACGGTAAGTGGAGCATCCGGATTAGATTTATTCTATGAATTTTATCCGTATACAACATACGATACCACAGCATTAGCAGAAAATATACAAAATAATTTAATAGATTATAATAACCCATACAACACTATTACAAGAGCTCAGTCTTCTCTTAGTGCAAACTGGGATCCTGATGGAGGAATAGTATTTAAAAATCTAGACTATCAAATTAGAAAAGGATTACAATTATAATGATAACGCAACATACACATAATCCATTATCATATAAAGAGTGGAAAGCCCACTACGAGAGTTCTTTTGATGCGTCTGAATTACCCACACTATATAATAATTATCTTACTGACTGGAAAGAGAAAAAAGTAGCAAAAGATAAAACTAATACTGACTATACTAAAACAATATACACACAATTTTTAAAGAATATAAATTTAAGTACATTAGACAAACATATTGTTACATTTCTCAACCGTATTGATACAAATGATATTTATGAATTAGAATTAGCGACTCATTATTATAGTACTGTAATAAAAGAACAATTAAAAAATATACGTAGTGTAAGAGAAGAGATTAAATTTACTAAAATAAAAAATAAACTCAAATCGTCGAAACTAGGTATAACAAAATACCTTAAAAATTTTATAACAAGACTACTTGTTAATAAAGAGTTTGTTACTGAAAAGACAGATACTTTAGTTAAAGATATTAATATACAAAAAATATCAAATAATATACAAATTAATTTAAATACATATGCTTCAGATGAATTTGTATATAATATTCACAAAGTAGATAAAGATCTTGTTTTAAATATACCTAATAGAGTTCTAAGAGAGATACCTAATATCATTCAAGTATTATCTGTTAATACAGCGGGTGGTACACGTAAAATAAGAATAGATAATATATCTTCCCCTAATAGTATATTAGGTATTAATCAATCATTTACCAATTATGGTAGGTTACCGGGAAGATATTTTAGAGGTGAAACTAAAACAATAGAAAATTTAATTTTTACTTTAGAAAAAGATTTAACAGAAAAATATATTTCAAATGATCTATACTATTTAAATAGTCTTGCAAAAAAAGTAAACAAATTATATGAGCATACCAATACAACAAATAATCTCTCTCAGAGATACAATCCAAATACATTTTTACAATTAATCAATATTAAACATAACGAGATTTATCCACATCAACTATCTTTTTCTAATACAGGGCTTGTTCCGTTTTATTCGAGCAATTTAACTTATACAGTAAATTTAACTGGTCTCCAAGGAGCAGAATATATTATACCAGACCCGTCTAAATTTGAATCAGGTGTTAAAAGTGTTGGTATTATCAAAGACAGTACTACAGGAAAATTAATTAAAAATATACATAGAAAACGTAAAGCGCCATTAGACTTTAAAGCAAAAAATGCCCAATTTAAAAACGATAATATAAGCCCAGGAGTTAACGTTTATAATAATAAATTATTACGTAATTATGGATATCAAAGTAAGGAAAATAGCTTAGACTATTCATTTACAGGTATTAATAAAAAAGAAGATACTATTAGTTTTTGGGGGGATGATGCTAAACACGTAACATGGAAAAATATAGATACATATCCAATAGAGAATTTAAATGTATATCCAGAAGTAACTCGATTAGATGATTTATTAATACATAATAAAACTGGAATAAAATTAAAAAACGATATATATGGTAATGAATTTTATTTTGTAAAATCTGTATATCCTAAAAGGCTTGCAGATGCTGATCATATATCAGTAACAACAACAACTAGTATGTGTATTACTGCAGCTGAATATTACGATGGTCTATTTTTTGAGCCTCTTTTATCTGCTATATCTGCTGCAGAGTATGAAGTATCAGGAACGTTATATACCAGTGTCACTGGAGTATATGATACATTTATAGTAAGTAATAATACTCTTTGTGATGGTGGAGCTGCTGATGCATTTACTGCACCATTAACTGATTTTGACGCAGGTGTAGGTGGTTCTTGTGATATCTTACATGCACAAGCCTTATCATGTGGATCTATATCAGCTGTATCAGCTATTGATTGTGGTTCTTTTATAGGCCATCCTGGACATTCAACAGATTTAATTTCAATAAATTTCCAAGATACAACTGTACCATATTTTACAATAGATACAACAGCTATTTATACTAACAATGCAACTACATATGAAAGCACTTCACTTAATAATTTTGCTACTAGCGCAGTATATTTATTTGATCAACAATATGTAAGTGCTGGTGAAATTTATATACGAAATGTAGGAACACAATTAATAGAACCACTCTCAACAGCGTTTGTTAATGTGTTCAACAAGCACAATACGGGTAACACAAAATCTAATATATTATCAACAAGTAATATTATAGATTTTGATATTATAGAAAACACAATATACATACAAACATCAGCTGAAACTGTAACTGAAAAATATAAATTTGATGAAAATATTTTTAAAGTTAATGCAAGCTCTAAGACTCTAGTTTTGAGCACTTAACGTAGTAAATAATTTAAATGTTCACAACTAAACAATCAGACGTATTTTATAACGACCAAACAAGAGAAATGTTTGTTTGTAAAGTAAGCTCTATCTCCGGTAAGAGATGTGAAGGTTCAGAAACTATAGTATATGGTGCATTACCTATTATATATAAAATCGACAAAGATACAAATTATCAATCATTAGTATATCCTATAAACTTAACTACATTTGTTACTGATATAAAAACTGATTTATATGAATTATTACCATCGTGCTCTGAAGGTACAAATTTTGCACATATAACAAAGCCTCTTATAAACTACAATAAGAGTACAGATAGATATTCAGTTACATTTATAGGTAAATATACTGCTACATCAGATGGGTTTGGTGTTTTAAATTATATTTTTCAAGACATTGATACTCGGTTTCATTTATTAGATTCTAAGATTCTTATTCCTAAGAGTAAAGCTGAAAATACAGTCTTTACTTTTAAAAACGGATACGTACATTCTGATTACATCATAGGTGGCAATCCAGTTAGATTTGCTGATTTATATATAGATACTAATAAAGAGCGAGTAACAGATTATCTTGTCCCACCAATACACGTTGAATATAATAATAGTTTAGGTTTTAATTTAATTAATAATCATACATCTACTGTATTAAATTTAACAGGAGATAAAAATTTCCCATTACTATGGTCAGGTGGATATATTACACAAAATCCAGAATATATAGCATATGATCCTAAACATAGTATTCGTGTTGATTTTAGAGCTAAATCTTTTACTGTACCAGCAATGACTGCATATAGGTCTAAACAAGCTGAAGGATTTCTTGAAACAGCAACAAACAAACTTAGTGCTATGCGTTGGATAGAAAAGGTTACTGATGCAACAACTCCTCCACTTGTAGGAGGAGGATCAGGGTTTTGTGTATACTTTTATAAGAACCCTTCAGAGGGTATTGTTGAACCAAACGGAATAGGTAGTACATTAGGTTATACGTCTGGAGGTAACGTAGGTAATGAAATAGGTGGTAATGACGCCTCGGTACACGGATTAGTTGTTAATACTGGTTGTATCGGGTCTGGGGATGGATATATAGCTGACAGTTTTCTAGGTGTAGGGTTTGATATAAGAGGAGATTTTTGTACTACCTCTGAGACTAAAATTGGTGCTCTTTCGGCATATAGTACCGGAGTTAATACATGGACCACTGCGCCATGTTCTGTTGGTATACGAGGAAATAGATCACATCAGACAAGAGTATTAACCTGTATCTCTTTATCTGATTCACCAGGCGCCCCAGTACCGATGCATGAAGAAGCAACTACAAGCAATGGATCTGATATAGATTTTCAAGATTATAGAGTTGATTTAACTAACGAAGGTACACAGATTACAGTATATAATAAATTAACTACCGATACTGATTATAATACAATATTACAATTAGATTTAAATAGTACTTATGGCTGTATAGGTTATGATGCATGGGGTAATATCGGTGAACCGTTGGTTGTAACTCCAACTATAGAACCATTAAATGTAGGGCTAACATTTACAACATCAGATTATTGTAGCTTTTTTGAATTATCATCGTTTGAAGTCACCGGAGTACAAATAGATTCTCCTAGAAAGACACCAGAGAAAATAGAGAATGTTGAAACAGTAAATTACTTAGAAGAGTCTTCTGCTAATTTAAGAAGAAGTTTAATTTCTCTTAAATCTGGTCTTGTTGATATTGAAATGAGACAGACTATTCAGTCACTTGTAGATAGAATATCTCTATGTAATGCACTACCTAGTATAACTGATATTGAGCTTGATGCCATATGGACTGGGATTGATACAGATAGACTCATAGGTGACTTACCTGGCCCCCCAAAGGAAGACAAAAAGACTCTTAAAGTCGCCGAGGGATGTTCGGGATGGTATTCTACGTGGGATCCTTGGGGCATCGGTCCATCTATACAGACTGCAACTATATTTGATCGAGACGCCTATGACGGGATGCTGTTGACAGGAGATAATGTTATATATTGGTCAGCTGGGAACGCCAAAAGTGACCCTGACTATAGTCCAGATTGGGTGGAAGTTATAACTACCGATGGTGGGAGATTTTTACTGCGTCGACAGAGAGAACCTAGATCTAGTGGTGGTATCGTTGGTGGTGACTGGGGCATGGCGGTAGGTCTTCCACCAAGCTTTGATCCCAGCATGCCTTTCAGCGGTAAAAATATAAAACCAGGGATCAATATACATACAGCCTATGGAACGCCACCGGTAGGTGGAGACACCATAGGTTGGGCAGCCGCGTTCAAATGGCGAGAATGTCCGGCAACTATTGAAGGGCATGAGTTCATTGGTGGTGGACTGGGAGGCAATACTGCAAATATAACCCTAGGAGCCGATACTGACTTCCCATCCGATAAAGATTCAGGGCTCAGAGCCGAACTTCCAAACCCAGGTAATCCTAGATCTAGTGGTGGGTTTGAATTCCGATTTATATTTAATCGAGGCTCTAATACAGATGACGCTGTTAAAGAAGTTCAATCTTACACAATTCAAAATGTTCCAAACAGAAGTTCAGAGTATGATCTTAAAATAAGGTGTCCGATTATAAAGTACGGTACATGGATTATAACTGGAGATGTAACCGGACAATCTAAAGAAGGAGCTAGTCAATTCTTTACACTCAAGCCAAACAAACAAGCTGCTATTACATTACAATTAACAAATTGTAGTACTATTTTAGCAAAAAATAATGATTGGAGTAAAACCGCCAGCGCGAAAGGAAAATTTACATATGTCACGAGCGTGATGAATTTCGCTGATATAGCTTTTAATATACAAATTGATGGTGATGGACCAAGAGTTTCGGGTACTGGAACTAATACAAATACTGATGCTGAAGGTAATGAGGAAATTACAATTAATTGTAACGATGCCAAATATGAATGGAAAGTTTATAATCTCGCGGGCGGCGGCAACGTGACGCTTTTATATGAGAGCGGAGAAGGTCTTGTTAAAGATACAAACGGTTGGTATATAACAGACGATTGCAAACCAATACCGTTATATGAAGGTGAGATTATAGGAGGATAAAGTATGAATACATATACATATACAGTTAGTGGTGGTAACCGACACATTGTCGGTGGTGTACCAAATAATACTGCATCCTTATCTACCTTTTCAGCTTTTTTAACTGGTACAACAAATGTTACATTTTCTTTATCTGGATTATCATCATATGATGCAACCACAACTAAAAAAATTAATAAAGTAATTGTTGATTTTAAAAAAGACGGATCTGACGAATTAATAATAAACAGACCAATATCAACAACTACAATACCGGCGATATCTACTAATACATTTACTCATGTACTTGAAACTGAAGTAATAGATAATTCCGTAAAAAATGTATATTTAACTTTATATAGAGATGATCTTGAGGTTGATGTAATAGATATTGGATTCACAATGACCCAACCGGGTATTGAATCTTATGAAGATATTAATTTAATTAATACCGATTATTTTAATATAAAAAATGCCCAAGATGAAAAACTTTTATTAACCTTTATCAATAAAAATCCAGAAGTTTTAGGATTAAATTTAATAGATTTAAATGTTCTATCTCAAAGTGAATATGATCCAACATTAAGTCATAGTCAAAGTATTAGTAGTGAATCTTTTAATATTGGATTTACTACTGAATACGTACAAATAGAAGCTGCTGAATCTAACACTGGAGATAGTATTATCGTACAATTATCTGATATTATTAATCCAGTTACTAATACACCAAAACAAAACGATAATATTACAATAAGATATAGAACAAGAGCAGCTGATCCAAATATACATCAATATATACCAATACCGGGCAATACAGAAGCTACATATTATCCTCTTACTGCTAATTCAGGATTCGTACATCTTAGCGGGTATATAAACTGGAATTGTGGAGATATAATTAAAGATATAAAATTAGCTGAAAAAACAGTAACAATCCCCTTACTAGATATTACAGGTGTAACACCAAACCTAGCTGATTATTATTTCGCAAATGTCAGCTCTGGTTATGGTACTACTGTATCTGGTAAAATCTCAGGAGGATACTTTATGGTGGATTTATATGAGCCTGTTAGCTGTAACACACTTACTACAGGAATAAGTACAATAACAGCGTTTGTAAATTATTAATAAAACTAAATAATTATATGGCTATAGAAGACGAAATTGTTAATATATCTGATTTAGATGTAGGAAATGAAATATTAAAAACAGATAAGCTAATAGTAGAATCTGGTAACGGTACTAAACTATTAGATTTTAAAGATTTTATTATTGGTCTTGACAATATTAGTTTTTATCATTTAATCTCTGGTGAAGATAACACCGGGAATGTAACTCAAAAAATAGTAGGAGGGTTTGAAGTATTAACATCTCCGACAGATGATAATTATAGGCCAGATTATAGTAAATTAAAAGGAAGTATTGATCTTGCAGTAAAAATGTATGACGCATATACTTGGGTTGCAAGTAATTCTGCAAAACCAGATCAGAACATCGGAGATATAGCAAACATTTTATCTAGATTAGGTCATATTCAAGCTCTACTCGAACAACCAACTACAGCAGGTTTATTGGCAGGTACAAAACTACGATTACATAAAACGCAATCCTATTGGCCGATCGGCCACAAAAAAGCCGGTCAACCGGCTGGTGACGATGAATGGTACGATCATGGAGAGGCAGATCTTGAAGTAGTTAGTTCAGATACTGATCTAATTAGCATACCAGCACAACTCACTGGATCAGACAGTTCTGGAAATATAAAATCTGTTAACTTTAAAGTATCAATATCTGGTACAGCAGAATCTGGTGTGGCAGTCGGGCCAGATAATAATCTATGGTTTAATAATACAGAAATTACTCCCGCTATAGGTACACTAGAAGAGAGTCCGTTCTCTATGACATACCCGAAAACAGAGTATACAACAAGTACAATATCGTTTAGTGTGTATGTAGAATTAGATGATAGTAGTGTTGGTGCAAACTCTACAGCATTGCCCCTACATGTGTATAAAAATGATGCGCTTGTTAGAACAAGTTATCCAGCAAAAATAGGTACGACATTTATATATGATTTTAGTTTTGTTGATAGGGTCCTACCAGGACAGGTTATTACTATAAAGTATAATAATGCAGGTGCGTTACTTAGATTAAATTCATCATTCTCGGGTGTAAGGATGTTCTAATAATGAAAGTCCAAATTATTGATAGTAAAAGTCTTCCAATAATTGAGTATAAACATATACACGATTCAAAGATATCATTCCGTAAATATAGAGAGAATTTTAATTTCGGATTAACTGTAAATCAATATTATTTTGATAAAACACCTAAAGATAAAAAAACAAATTTTAACACACAATATACATTAACAGACGCATATTCACTATCTACGATAGCAGAACTTAATATACCATTCACAACAAATGCTGTAAGTACATTTACTACGACTATACAACAAGGTGTTTATTATCTCAAGACCGATTATACAACTGATATAACTTCTATTTCATCAGATTTTGTAGCAAGCTCACAGTTTACTGATTCCAAAGGATTAAGTAGTCAGTTCTTTTTTACTTTTACTGTTAGTAGTGTAGGATTAAATCAAGCAGGAAAAAATCGAGAAGATCTAGTTTCTATAAGTCAAACATATAATAGTGTAACATATTATTTAAGCGCTCCCGAAATTCAAGACACAACAGCAAAATGGACTGATACCGGGCCATCATATTTTAGATATACTTTAGATAATAATAAAATTACTATTCACAATGAAAGTGCAGCAAATATATTAGTTAATTCATCTAACTCATGGTACTGGAAGGCACCTGGTTCCTGGCAAAGCACTATAACCGATTTAGATGATAGTTTTTTTGATATTAATAGAAATTTACTAACTAAAGACTTTAAAACTATATTAAACAATTTTAGTAAATATAAATCAAACTATAACTCAGATACAGTAGCGTTAAATACTGCAACACCTGTTAATAATAATTATTTTGTGTTTAATAATAATTACAATTATTATCAAAATAATAAGGAAAATAAATTTATCGCTCATGCAGATTTTTTCCCTTTAAAAAACCAAGCAACTCTACACGAATATTATTCTGAAAATAATCACTATAACTATGAAGATGATACTACTAACAGAGTATATGAAAAAATAAATGCAGGCACACACCAACAGCACGGATATCCTAATATAGGATTATCATATAATATCGGTACATATGATATGGAGTTTAAACCTAATAAGTTAACTTATTTTACAACACCTAATTCTATGTCGCCATACACAGTGCTTAATATTAATGATTCTAAAATTGAAAACCTTGGAGCCACACCAGGTAGTAATCCGTTAATGTCAGATAAAGTATTTAAGAGGAGAGAGATAATAAAAAATAATACCTTTAGTGATGCTGTGAATCCAATGTATTTATGTAGTTGGTTGTCTGGTAATATTGATGGGGATACAAAATGGGTTGATAGATATTATAATCCTCTCGCATCTAATTTCTCTGAAGCTCTTTCAGGAACATCACATTATAGAGTTATAACAGCCGCCGGAGCTGAAACAACAGAAACTTTTGATGTATCATCAAGTCTTACTTTCGAGCCTAATAATGATTACGGTTATTATCATATAGGAGATCAAGATTATGAAAATTTATTTAAAGCATTTGATAGTGTATACACTACTACTATAGATACTGAATATTTGAGTTTTAAAGGTATACCACTACCAGAAACTTTTATAAAAAAGGATCGAGAAATAATTCTTGATGGTACCACATTTGCAAAAAATAAGACAAATGTACAAGGTGATTTTAGTATCAATTTCTGGATGCATACTAAAAATAATAATATACCATTTTGCTATAAAATAATGGGTAATTCTTTTAGTGATGATTTCGATCAAGGTATAAGCATTTTTAATACTGATCTTGTTACACCGAATATTATTCTACCTGTTGTAAATAAAACAAATAAAAATAATCTTTCGAAAAAATATACCAGTAAGTTAATATTTTTAAATAATGATTTTGAGATTTATGATTTTCTTATTATAAAAGAAGGACAGCAGGAAGTAGAAATAGATGGTATAGCACGTAAAGATAATTTTTCTGAATTTTATGTACTTGCACATACAACAGTACCTTTCGGTGATGGAGAAAAAATTAACAATAAAAAGAAACATATTATATATGTTTATAACAATAATAATAATTTAATTAGTAAGATAGAAGACTTAAAAGAGCTAGATATAAATGCTGACTTAAAAATTGATGATTTTGAAGTCGATGAAGATAAGTTATATGTATTGTTTAATCCGATTGATGAGATGAAATATTTTACATATGATATTAAAAACAATACTTCTAATATTAAAAACCTTGGAAATATTTCATATAAAAGTACAAAGGGTAAAAAAGGTAAAATTATAAGAAAAAATGATGAATATGGAAACAAGCAAAGTTACATATTTGAAGTTGATGACAACGGCTTTGGTAACGAAGTAGCGTTTGATAGTAATAATGTTCCCTTTACTATCCAGCAAGATGATCCTACTGATATTAATAATGACAGAAATCATTTACGCAAAGGAACTGGTACAGACGATAAAAATAAAATTTTATCTGGTTTAGATAAACGATCATCTATTAATAGTGTGTTAATAGATGATGAAGATAATGTAATTGTATTACATGATAAAAATACTATTTCTATACTCGACAATAATCGTAAATTAATTAGAACTAGAGAATTTTGTGACTCGTTAAATAAGGAGAATGAAATTTCTTATATTGATTTAATATATGATTTTGAAGGCCGTAATTATAAAAAATATATTTTATTCTTACAAGAATTTAAACATGGCGTTGGTTTCCGGTTAATAAAAATTGATCCTACAAATTTAACAATTGTAGATAGTAAGATGTTCAAAAATACCGATATAGGGAGACTGGATCTAACTAAAACAATTACAGCATATTCTTACCTAAAAAAGACTGGAGCAAATAAAAAGAGAGTTAAAATCGTCTTAAGCAAAACACCTAAATTCTCTAGTGCAGGAGTGTTATATAAAACAAAATCAATTATCGATTTTGATATTACTAAATTGAATCCTGGTTATAACCATTTCTTTATTAATGTATCTTTAACAAGCGGTTTTATGTGTTTATTTATAAACGGTAAGTTAATAGAAAAAGTAAAATTCTCTGGAGTAAAATATGCATTAAATAATATACTGGGCACTGGTGTATATATTGGAGCAGTAAGTACACCTTACTATTTAACATTAGCTAATAGATTATTACAACCTAGAAAATATTTTGTACATAATACGAAAATTAAAGGATTTAAGATTTATAATAAAACTATGAATTATTTTGACATATTAGCTCATTATAATTATCATATGAAAAATAAAAATGTAATTTGGTCTTATCCTCTAGGACAAAGAACATACATTGATACTATTGATAAATTAATTAAATTTAACTACCCGGAGAAGCTTAGTAATAAATTTAATATTAATATTAAAAATACCGGTCTAACAGACCAGTTACTTATTGATAAGATTCAAAAAAGAATAGTACATGAGCTGAGGAAAATAACTCCATATTTCGACGAGGCTGAACAGATATCTATTTCTTAAGCTCCAGTCAAAAACACTCTCTTTATATTCTCAAGGTCACTAACAATTTGTTGTGCTAATGACGCGCGTTGCGCGTCACCACTCTCCATGAGTAATTGTCGACCGTCGTAAGTATGCTCGTTAACTATTTGACGGTACTTAGCAATTGCGCTATCAAGGGCAGCATATGCTTGTGTTGGTTTAGTACGTTCGAATTCTGATATGTTTTGCATAATATTAATAAAAAAGTTTTTTGCTGGAGAGCTCATCTAGGAGATAATATAATTGTATAAAT